CGCATGTCGGTATAACAAATATATAGGAGAGTTACTATGTCAGAGAACAAAAGTGTACTAGAGCAAGTTCTAGAACATCTACTCGCAGAAGACGAAGAAAAAGCCTCAGAACTGTTACACGGTTTTATGGTTGAGAAAAGTAGATCAATCTACGAAAGTCTTTTAGACGAAGATGCTTTAGAAGAAGCGATAGAAGAAGAAGTAGCATCCGAAGAGACAGTTGAAGAAGCAGAAGAATCCGATGAAGAAGCAGTTGAAGAGGCTGAACATTCAGAAGAAGAGCCTGTAGAGGAAACTGTAGCAGGATCACCTTCAGAAGACTTCTACGACGAAGTAGAAGCAAATATAAACGCAGACGAAAGTGGCGTAAATGAAGAAGAAGACGATATGGAACCAGAAATGCCAGAAATGGGAATGGACGGTGAAGAAGAGTCTGAAGAAGGCGAAGAGGAAGTCGAAGATAGAGTTGACGACCTTGAAGCACAACTTGACGAATTAAAAGCAGAGTTTGAAAAGTTAATGGGCGACGAAGAATCAGAAGAAGGCGACGAAGAAGTTGCTGACGCTGAAATGGATTTAGAAGATGAAATGGAAATGGAATCTTTTGAAGAAGAAATCGACCTTGACGAAGAAGTTGATGAAGAAGTTGTTGAAGAAGCGACTACATTCAGTAAACCTCAAAGTGCTAAAAACGACTCAAGTGGCGATAACACAGCATCACCTAAATTTCCAAAGAAAGAAAGTTTCGGAACATCCGAGAAAGAACTTTTTGGTAATGACGGAAGTGAAGGAAAGAAAGGCGGAGACACACCTAAGAGTAATCCATCAAGTGATAACATGGGTGAGAAACCAAAGGCCGCTCCAGCACCAAAAGTTGCTAGTGAGAAGTCAGCGAGTCCTATAGCAGGAAAAGTTAAGTAATTAACTTAAATTAATTTTAAGGAGTTTAACATGGCAAGACAGTTATTTGAATACTATAATCCGGCAGACGCAGAGATCATTGTTGAGTCATCGAAAGATGGCAAAGAGTTACATATGAGCGGATTGTTTATTCAAGGTGAAGTAAAAAACCAAAATGGTAGAGTCTATCCAAAAGATGAAATTGTAACAGCAGTAGAATCAATTGGTCAGAGGCTAACAGGTGGTGAGACTGTACTTGGCGAGTTAGATCATCCTACAGAATTGCAGATAAATTTAGATCGTGTCAGTCATATGATATCAGAAATGCGAGTCGAAGGCTCAAATGGATACGGCAAACTTAAACTATTGGATACTCCGATGGGTAAGATTGCTGAAGCATTACTAAAAGGAGGCGCTAAACTAGGTGTAAGTAGCCGAGGAAGTGGTAATGTAAATGAAAGTGGTAGAGTTAGTGATTTTGACATAGTAACCGTTGATATAGTGGCACAACCAAGTGCCCCTGACGCCTACCCTAAAGCGATTTATGAAAGTTTATTTAATATGAAAGGCGGTGCGGCAATCCACGAGATGGCAAGTGCTGTAACACACGACAAAAAAGCAGAAGTACACCTTGCACGTATGATGGAATCCTTCATACGTGAATTAGAACTCAAATAGGAGATAGCAAATGGCGAAGACATTTAATGACCTTTTAGAATCTGGAAACTTATCAGAAGACGTTAAGACTCAGATTCAAGAAGCATGGGAATCACGCCTTGCTGAGGCCAAAGACCAGTTAACTGCAGAACTTAGAGAAGAATTTGCTCAAAGATTTGAACATGACAAAACACAAATTGTGGAAGCCATGGACAAATTTATAACAAGTTCGCTCAAAGACGAGTTAGCAGAATTGGCCGAAGATAAGAAGGCAACTGTAGCCGAAAGAGTAAACTATAAAAGAGCCGTTAGTGAACATGCTAACGTGCTTAACAAGTTCATCACAGAAACATTAGCATCAGAAGTTACTGAATTAAAAGCAGACCGTAGATCACAAAGTGAAAACTTTGCTAAACTCGAAGGGTTTGTTCTTGACGCAGTAGCAGAAGAAATTAAGGAATTCCACGCAGACAAACGTGAATTGGCTGAAAAGAAAGTTCAATTAGTCCGTGAAGGAAGAACACAATTAGCAGATGCTAAAAAAGAATTTATTAGAAGAGCGGCAGATAAGGTTGAACAAACCATATCTTCAGCGTTGAGAAACGAAGTTTCACAATTCAAAGAAGATATTACTAAGGCTCGTGAAAACGAATTCGGCAGAAGAATTTTCGAAGCAATGGCTAGTGAGTATGGAACTTCGTATTTAAATGAAAATACAGAAGTAAGAAAACTTAAAGCAGAGTTAACATCACTGAAAGGTGTTGTTAGTGAAACAAAAGCCACAGCAGACGGAATTGCAGAACAGAAAAAATTAGTTGAATCTAAACTCAGAATATCAGAGGATAGAGCAACAAGAAATCAAGTCATGACAGACTTACTTGCCCCTTTAAGTAAGGACAAGAAAGAATTAATGACCGAATTGCTAGAATCAGTGAAAACTGGAAAACTTGAAGAATCATTCAACAAGTACCTTCCAAGTGTAATACACGAAGAAGTTTCAGTTAGATCTAGGAAAGCAATTATCAAGGAATCAGTGACATCAGAACACACTGGTAATAGATCGTTGGACGGGCAGACCGGCTCCACCAATGAAGAAATAGTTGACGCATCAGTCGTAGAGATCGATGAGTTAAGAAAACTAGCCGGACTTAAATAATAGGAGAATATAATGGCAGAAGCATTATTTGAATCAAATTGGTCCGCAACCAAGGAAGCCTTATTAGAAGGCTTGAACGGATCAAAAAAGAGCACTATGGACGTAATTCTTGAGAACGCAAAAGTTCAATTACAAGAAGCCGCTTCAGCAGGTTCAACAATGAGTGGAAACATCGCTTCTTTAAACAAAGTAATGTTACCTCTTATTAGAAGGGTTATGCCTTCATTGATCGCCAACGAATTACTTGGTGTGCAACCAATGAGTGGACCTGTAGGACAGATCCATACATTAAGAGTAAGATACGCAGAGTCAAAAGACTCAGCGGTAGCAGGACAAGAAGCACTTAGTCCTTTCGCATTAGCAACAGCATATTCAGGAACACCTGATGCAACTGCGGCAAGTGAAGGAACTGCAGGTAGCAAAATGTCTATCCAAATCTTGAAGCAAACAGTAGAAGCAAAATCAAGACGTCTATCAGCAAGATGGACTTTTGAGAGTGCACAAGACGCAAACGCAATGCACGGTGTTGATGTAGAGGCAGAAATTATGCAGGCC